CTTATAAGTGGACATATTACTTAGCCTTTAACAACCAACCTTGAGTTCCATCTGTATAGACCAAAGTATTGGCTGCCCTTTCCACTGAAACTGTTAAGTCGGCTGCAGAGCCTTGTATATTTTCTGAGTTTCTTCCGATTGTTAAATTATTTGTATCGAATGTTCCTGCGTAATCAATAAATGTTACTTCATCACCAATTGTTGGAGAGGCAGGTAGCGTCATCGTAATAGCACCACTTGTTGTATTTATAAAATACCCTTCACTTGCAACTGCTGTAAAGTTTCCAGTTTTAACTGCTTGCCAATCTGTTCCCGCAGCAATGGTTACTGTAGAACCAAGAGTTGCAGTGACTCCATTTAATGTAAAAGATTTATTTGTAAGTTTAGCGTTTGTTACATTTGCATTTGAAATTTTTACAGTAGTAACTGCATTGTCTGAAAGTTTTGCGGTTGTAATGGATCCATCAGCAGGTGCTGTAGGGACTTCTATAACATCGGTTCCGTCAGTATATAAAATTTTGTAAGTCTTTTCTGTTGTAGTAAATGTAGGCCCTGTTCCTGATGCAGTTTTAAATTGTACAGTGAAAGCACCTGTTGTATTATTGTAAACAATATATTGTTTTTCAATTCCATCTGGAACCGTTACAATTTGATTTCCTGTAATAGTTCCTGTTAATTCTATAATTAAATTTCTAGCATCTGATGTTGAAGTAGATCCATCAGTAATTGTTAACGCTGTAGTTTGTGCTCCACCAGCAATTGACTTTGATAAATATCCTTGAGATTGTTCAACGATGTTTAAGTTTGTATTTGTGATATCACCCCATTGTCCAGACTTTTCGCCTGTGACCATTAATTCTAATCCAAGTGTAGTACTATAACTTGATGGCATATTTTAGCTCCTTATAATTTTATAATTATACATTTTTTAAGCGGCTTTATCAACCTCTGTCCATGTTTGATTTACGCCTGTTGTTACCTCTGTAAATGTTTGGTTTACATTAGGGTCTATTTCAGCCCACGCAGTCACTATAACTGATCCTTGACTAATTGACAAGCTATTACCAGTAACAGAAACAGTAGCATTTCCTACGACTGTAACTGATCCAATATTAGCAGATAAAGCTATTCCTGAAACCTCAGCCACGGACACCGCGTCAGCATCACCTATATTAGAAGTTAATCCTATTCCTGTTAATGAAACATCAACATCCGCAACAGCAGTTACGCTTGAAATTGATGAAGTTAGTTCATTTCCTGTAACATCTACAAATATGCCAGGAATAGCTTCTACTGAAGAAATTGCAGTGATTCCTGCAAATAAAGTGTCATCTGCAGACTTAATATCTGTTGATCCGTTAGCTCCATCTAAATGTATAAGAACATTAGTATTAGAGTCAAATTCAAATTCTGAGGTAGGTTCGGTAAAACTAGAGCCTGAGTATCTCGCAATATTTGAAACTCTTACTTCATCAATGTAACCATCAAAATCACCAAAACCATTTTTACCAATACTAAATGGCCCATTATCTTGTTTATTACCTGTAGAAACTGTATCTGCTAAAGTTCCGTTTTTATATATTCTGTGAGTGTTTCCTTGTCTTTCATAAGACAACATAGTCCAAACACCAGCAGATACTGTAACTGAAGTAGTAATAATTGTTGATGGGTTTACAGTCCAATAAACTGTGCTACCTAATAAATATGACTGTTCAGTAGTGCTTGTTCCTGATTGCCAAATGCCTTTATACCCTGTAACGTTGTCAGGTCTAATCCATAAATCAATTGTAAAGTCTGTAGAACTTAAATCTAAATTAGTTGTTGTCTCAATGTAATCATCGGTACCATCTAATAATAAAGATGCCGTTCCAAATTTAGCTTGTGCAGTTGAAAGTTGTGCATTACCTTCTGTTGTAAATTGGAATAAAGGTGCTGAGTTTGTTACTTCTACATTTATATTAGTAAATGCAGTTTCATCGCCTAATCCTAATGTTAAATCTTGACCTACTGCATCAATTAAAGCTCCAGCATCTGCTGTCATTTGTCCTGCAGTAGATACTAAAGTATGTTCAGTTACATTGACATCAATATTACCATCCGCAGATATATCTACAGATCCAATTGCTGTTGAAGCAACTAAATTAGTCGCATCTAGTTTATTAAAGGTTGCAGTACCAGTTTGTGAAGATAAAGATATTCCTGTTACATTTACATTTACATCTGTAAATATATCTTCGTTTCCTGTAAGTGAAGTTAATTCTATGCCTGTTACATTTACGTCAGCGTTTGCTGCTATAACAATAGAACCTACATTAGTGGATAAAGATATACCTGATAATAGAACAGAGTATGCATCACCCCAAGCGAGGTTGCCCCAACTTAGTCTACCCCAACCAGCATTTATTTCAGCAGTAACTGAAACTGAACCGATTGAGGCAGATATATTTTCGTCAGTGCCTCCAAAGTCACCTTGGCCATAAGCACCATTGCCCCATGGAATATCGTTTGGACTTGTAACTTGAACGTTAGCGTTGGCGTTATCGCCCCACTGATTTAAACCCCAAGTGCCTGTATTCCATGTTCCTGATGCCATTCCATATTACTTCTGTTAGCTTATTCTTAAAATAGCAGCAGAAGTTGTGAATGCAGGGAATTGAATAGTGAATGTACCAGCTGTTGCAGTTTTATCACCACCAAAATCCAAAACAGCAACTGCGCTATCTGAGTTTGATGTGTTATAAATTAATGCACCTCTAGCTGTAATAGTTACACCTGTAAACGATCGGTCTGCAAAGTCGACGATCGCAACACCTGATGCTACAGATGTTTGTTGAGATCCAACTGCTAGAGCTCCACCTCCTGCAAGATATTGACCTGATGCTCCGACTTCATTATCAGTTGTGTATGAAGTTGTTGATGCACCTAAAGTTGCAGATGAAGTGTATAAAGCTAGTTTATATTTATCACCAGTTGTTTGTGTGAAATTATGTTTTCCTTCTAATAGTTCTTTCTTAAAAGAATTCGCTATTGCATTTGTTGTTATTGCCATTGTTACTCCTTATTTAATTTTAATTATGGACTTGGTGAATCCAATGGTATTCGAGTCACCCCGTCACTGTAATCATCTCTTCTTCTGTATCCTTTTTGTAAGATACTGAATGTTTTCAATTCCTCAGTATAACGGCTTTTGTATAGATTGTACATATCTGCGGGGCCTTTTAAGAAACTAAATGCCTCAACCATTACACCGTAGAATAATAAATTTTCTGCATATGTTGATAAATACGTAGTTGTATTTGAAGCAGATAAATGCTGTGGTGTTTTTATATAATTAATTTGTACCGTATATGCTGAATCAGGTGCAGGGCCAACTACAATATACTGTGGACTATCGTCCCAATACGCATAATATTTAGGCACCCCTGTAGAGATTGGACTTGTTTCTGGTGAATATTCAGCAATAAAAGTCTGGTCTCTTTTTTCTAAAAAGACTCTAGGGGTTCCTGTTTGATTTGAATCAAATACTTCTAATGATCTAAGATACAATACATCAGAAGGTAAATTTAAATATCTATTACTAGCTACAAACGTAGAAGTAGAATATTTTCGGTCTACATCCATACCATCAACAGCTCTAGATATTCCTATTTCAGTATCAGTTAAAAATCCTTCGATAATAGAATCGGTTAATACATTAGAATCTACTTCTGTGTAATCTCTTACTTTAGTTAACATTTCTGAAAAGGTAATAGCCATTATGATATCTCCACGGTTACTTTAGACAAATACATTGCAATTGCTGGTTTAATATTTTTACTGGGTCTCATACCATCTGATGAAAATGCAGAATCACTTTGACCATCGACTGGAAAAGCAGTCACTACCATATTACCACCACCAATTTGATCTGATGGAAACTGTTGTGGTCGAGCGTCCAGGAGCCCTTGTGGGTCGCCCCCGTATATTTTAGGCTCTAACTGTGGGTGTTTAGGCTCAAACTCCGAAATATGGACGATGGATCCATTCCATTCTTTAACCATTTCAACATATGGAAAAGCTTGACCAGAACGGTCGGATATCGCTAATGAATTTTTACCTCTTGCAAATCGTGCCATTAGTTCCTCGTTGGATAGTAGTTAGCTGGTGAAATGAATACAGAAGTTCTTTGACCATCTTCATCTAAAGCTCTTTTTAATTCATCTTCATAATAGAGTTTTAAAGCTTGTGTTTTATCTGGTGAATATTTTAAAGATAAATAAAAAGCTAAACCAGAAATCATACAAGGTAAAAATCTAAAGGGGACATCAGCTGTATTACCGTACGCGCCCGCGTCTTCAATTCTATTTAAAGTGTAATAGTGTAAATAAGTATAAGTTGTTGCATCTGGAGTCAGATACAAAGTAATTGTAGGTGTAGTTTGTCTATCTACAAAGTATTGTGATGGCTGACCTGTAGATCCTTTGTTAGGTAATGCTGCATAAGTTGATCTATCAATTTTAGATAAAGATATATCATTAACACTAGACCCTGGTGAAATAGCAGTTGAAATATATGCCTCTAGAACATCGTTCGTGGACGACGGAGTATTATAAGTCGCTGTACCAGATGTTAAAAGTTGAGTTTGTTTTTCAACCTTCCAAAGATGCACTCCTCTATTTCCCCATTCAGAAAATAGAATATTTAATGAAGTTCTAGCTTTTTTTAGATCGTATCCAGAATTAGTTTGAAGACCACATCTCTCATAAGCTTCCTCTATGATGTCATCAATTGACAAATCAAATGCTGTAGTTCCTGATGTAGCCATTTAAACATATCCTTTATTTTTGTTTAGAAACAGGTTTGTAATCTTTTGCTTTACCTTTGTAAATTAAAACACCTTTTCTACCTTTTGGAGTAATTTCTTTAACAGTCATTTCTTTTTTTACTCCACCACCCATTTTCATTTTTTTAGCTACAGGTGATTTACCTGTCATAGCCATTTTTTTATGCATTCTTATTTTTTCCATTTAAAACACTCCTTTAAAGTTAGTTCCTTTGATAGCGATTCCGCCACCTTTCATTTTATTATTTTTTCCTCTTAGGATTTTAAAATCCTCTCCAGAAATCGTTCCATCTTTATTAGCATCAAGTTTCTTTTGACCACCTGTTAATCCACCTTCTTTAAGTGCATATCCAGTTATATTTTTACCTGGTCTTGATGGTCCACCTTTATCGTATTCAACTCCAGCATCTTGTCTAGGTTGATTTTTTGTTTTATCATAACCAGAATCTTTTTTCTTTATCGGAGGCATAGGTTTTGGCACAGTTGGTTTAGTTGTAGGTTTTGGTGGTATACCTTGTTTTTCTTTTTCTCTTCTAGGTCTTTTAGCTTCTCCACCTTTCATCATTTTCTTTTTCATTCCAAAACTTTTAACATTTTCCATTCTTTTCTCCTTATCAGCAAAAACTTTTTGTGGACTTTGTCCTTTTAAACCTTTATCGCTTATTCTTCCTGAACCTTCTTTTGCATAACCGCCAGGGACTTTTTCAATAGATCCTCCTATTTTCATACCAGGCAACTTAGGTTGTGTTCTTGGAGAAGAAGATTTCTTTTGTCTTTCTTCTCTTTCTTTTTTAATTTTTTCGATAATCTTTTTTACAGATTCTCCGATTGGTCTTAAACCTTCTTGTCTTGGCATTTTAATCTCCTATAAAATTTTGTACTTAGTTGTATCTATTATACCACCACATTGTTTTTTTGCAAAGGTAGCTACATTAGTTGGCTTAGGGCCTGTATTACCTGCTGCTCTTTTTCTGGCAACAGCACTCGCCTTTTGCGAGCTTGTCATCGCTGTGGCTTTTGCAAGTGGTACGCACTTGGGGTATTTCCTCTTTGAAGAGCCACTCGACGTAGATCTGCCACAAGGTTGATATTTTCCACCTTTTCGCTTTGCTCCAATATCTACCCATTTTTCCGAAAACCATTTAGTCAGTCCTCCTTTTTTCATACCTGCAGGCACACAATTAGGCACCATCTTATTTCCTTTTTTCTTCATGCCCTTTTGGACATAACCATCCCAACATGTTCCTTGTTTAGACATATTTCATCTTTGTCATATCAATCATACCGCCATTAGCTTTTTTTGGAGGCGCAGTTTTTCCTTCATGTGTATTTTTTTTAAAACTTTTAGGGCTAGGATATAATCCAATTCCTTTTTCTTTTTTTAATATTGCTAAATCTTTTTGACTTAATAATGTTTCAGTTTTAATTTTTCTATCTTCAATACCGTAAGGTTTAGTTTTCATTTTATTTTTACCTTGTTTACCGTAATCCACTTCGCCTCCTTTATTCATTTTCTTAGGCCCCCAGTCTTTTCTTTTCATTCCAGAAGGGTCTTTGATTTTGCCAGCACAGATTTTAGAAGCATAGGCATTCGCGTATGCTGAAGGATATACCTTGAACTTACGTTTCGCTGCTGCTTTTCCTCTCGCGCATAATTTGGTCATGTTTATATTTGCTCCTGTTGTAAACTTTTTTAGACCTTATCATTTTAGGTCTAAATCGTCTAGTCCGTAGGCTTTTGGCTATTGGGTTTTTTCTAGGCATACTTTGTTTCTGCCGAATTCTACTATGGAAAAGCCATATTTTTCAAGAACCTTGTGAATCAATTCCATGTCATATTTAGGAAAATCATCAAATACAAATCTAGTTCCTTTTACTGATCTATTAGCAAACCACACTGATTCAGTAATTACATCTTTAGTCATATGGGGACCGTCGAAGTGGACAAAGTTAAAATATTCTAAATGACCATTCTCATTCATAAATTGAGTGTCTGTCATTTTAATCATGTTAAACATTGGATACCCTTCAAAATCTTTAACCATCTGTTCATACATATCATCTGTGTAATCACAAGTGTAAGCACCAGAATTATCGTAATGTTGATAATTTAAATTTCCATAAGGGTCGATACCAAAGTGCATGTAAGGATGACCTTTTAATCTTTCTTTAAAAGCGTCCATAATAATTTTAGATCCAAGTCCTTCTCGGACACCTATCTCTACAGAATAAAATCTATCTTTTGGATTGTAAACTGGAGTTTTTTCGCACCACTTTTTTAGTAGTTCGTAATCTGAGCTGTCGCCTCTTATCATTATTTCCTTTTCTAGCGCCTCTTAGCTTACCGTCTATCTGTTGTGGAATCTGTGATCTTGATATTGGCATTATACTAAATCGACTGCTTTTCCTATAATTGGTTTGTACTTAGTTTTAC